TTTGAAAACCATTAAACAGGACGGAACTTTTGATCAACATGCACCTGCCTCTTTGCTACATGACAGAATCCTGACATCGGGAGCGTGATCCTTTGATCTTTCTGCTGCAACTGATCGATTGCCAGTGCTTCTTCAATGTCAGATCCTTACAATCCTAGGATTGTCTTGATCTAAATATTGAATGGGGCTTCTAGCCTTTAGACAGTGAGCTTGGAAAGGTAAAGGTATAATGTACGCTGTTGGACAACCAATGGGCGCTTATTCATCTTGAGCTATGCTTGCGTTAACGCATCACTTTGTGGTGCAATATGCGGCTTACTCTTGTGGATGACGACAGTGGTTTCCGTGGTATGCAATAGTCGGTGACGATTTGGTAATCGCTGATGAAGCGGTGGCCTTATCTTATAAATCACTAATGAGTGATTTAGGTTTAGACATTAACATGTCTAAATCACTGATCTCTTCATACTGCTATGAATTTGCTAAACGATGGGTTCATGTACTAAAAGGGGAATTTACCCCGATTGGTGCTGGAGTCTTGTTAGTAACTATCAGAAACTTGCGACTTATGCCGTTATTGTTCTTTGATATGCTATCTAAACACTGTGTAATTGCTTCTCCTGCAGTTTTAGAAAGAATATTACATATTATTGGTTCACTAAGACCTAGACAGTCTAGTGATATCATTAATTCTGTAACTTTAGCAATATGCGGGCCATCAGGTATTATGTTTGGGTTCTCACCAGTAATCAGTGCTTTTGCACTCGAAATCTGATTGATGAACATAAACTACTACCCTCTTGGTTCTGCGAAATTGGTAGCTGTGGTCGAAGAATTCTTCACGAATCTTCAACTAACTAACAAACAGAGATCCCTAGAGGTTGCTGAAAACCGATATGATCATCTATTGACAAATTGATGAAGATATACTTTATTCGCACCGTTTAAGGTGAGATTAAGTAGATTCCTCCCAAGTTGGCAATGGACTCATATTCTCGATTTTCAGTTTCCTTTTTGATTGCTAGCGGTTCTTTCTTGACCGCTTCTAGTTTATGGGCCAAGCATGAGAGCCTATTTAGATAAATGGCGAAGTTTGGTAACTGAACCATACTATACTTATTTTGAAGAATGGGGTCCATATATATGGATCTCACCATGGCAAAGGGACCCGCCGGGCCCATGGGTATTGTTGGACTACTTTAGAACCATTGGGACAACCAACGATCCTTCATTCGCCTCAATATCATTTGAAGACAGAGATCGGGTTCTTGACTTATTCGCTCAGCAAAATGCTTTGAGCAATGTAATAATTCAAGAAGTCGATTCTGCCTATAATTTCTATCGACACGAATCTCAGAATATGAGAATAGTACTATACAACCCTAAGGTAGCGGGGAAGCCCGTGTTAGGTGTATCCTCCAAAGCGGCATAGTGGTGCAAGTCCACCGATACATCGAACCTTATTGTCTAGAAAAG